TGGTCCAGTGGGTCTCCCAGTAGCCAATGGCAATAGTAATATCGATATTGCTACAGTCGATGGTAATCTTACCATTACAGCATATGGAACTCAAACTTGGACATTTGATACTACTGGCAATGTATCACTACCAGGTGGCGGTATCATCTACGGTAATCCATTTACACCAAGCGGTGCTCCTGGCAACACGATCACTCTTCAACCAGCAGGTTCAGGTACTATCACCGATCAAAAATTGTTGATATATCCAACTGCGGCAGATGGTGATCATATACACTTGGCCAGCGGCAACTTATATCAAACTGAGTTGTTCTTTGGTAGCGATAACTTATATGTCAAGTTAGCAAACACAGGCGACATCGTAATCAATTCTAATGATGGCACTGGTAATACAAGTCAGTGGATGTTTGGTACTAATGGTGCTATAGGATTCCCAGATAGCACTTATCAAACAACTGCGTTTACAACATCACCTTCATTGAATGCGCTAAATGTCAAGCAAGTGTTTGAATCAACAAATGCATTGTCTAGTGCAACTGGAACTGTGACGCATGACTGTGCTCTTGGGCATATCTTTGTTCACTCAAGCATCAGCGCGAACTTTACTGCAAACTTCACGAATGTAACAATTCCTGCAAATAATGCAACATCGTTCACGCTAGTGTTGAATCAGGGTGGAACGGCTTATGTACCAACTGCTGTACAAATCGGTGGTCAAGCACAGACTGTTGTATGGCAAGGTGGTACGCAACCAGCTGGTAGCGCAAACAAGAAAGACGTTGTGTCATTCAGTGTTGTGAATAATGCGGGAACTTGGATTACTCTTGGTCAATTGACGACCTTCGGATAATTCAATGTTCAGTTCTTTTAGTGGTTCTAGGGCATATGGTAGGAAAGGGATTTCCTACCTTCCTGGTGTTGTTGCGCGAAGATATAATGGTGGATATTTTGCCGACAATGTATCATGGTTTGCATCTCAAACAGTATCTTCTACCACAATTCAAGTCAATTCATTAGCAGAACCAGGTACTGACGATGGAGATAATTTCAGTTATCAATGGTTAGGATATTTTAGACCAGTAACAACTGAAACATATACATTTTATTTGAGCAGTGATGATGCGTCTTATATGTGGTTAGGACCAAATGCTATTTCTGGATTTACTACTGGAAATGCATTAGTCAATAATGGTGGTCTGCACGGACCAGTTGAGGTCAGTGGCAACGTTGCTCTGAGTGCAGGAATATACTATCCAATAAGAGTTCAATTTGGTGAAATGAGCGGTGGTGATGTTTGTACATTTAGTTTTTCAACACCAACGATTGCAAAAACAACCACTACAACAGGGCGTACATTCTACAACCCTAATACAATGGGGATATAATGTTCAATACTTTTGGAAGAACTAATAGTTTTGGTCGTCCTTCTAGAAGAGTAGTTGCGGTTGGTATTGTCCAATCAGATTTGACTTTACATCTAGATGCTGCAGATTTGGCAAGTTATCCAGGAACTGGATCTACTTGGACAGATTTGGCTGCTCCAGAGCAAAACGTTACATTGTTTGGTAGCCCAACTTTCACTTCTGGAACACCATCATATTTTTCTTTCAATGGTTCTAATCAATATGGTGTGGGTTCTGGTAATAACGTAGTCCCTTCTACAGCGTACACAAAGTCAGTCTGGTTCTACATAAATAGTTATTCTGACAATAATCTTGTCAGTAGCGATACTGGTGGCCACTTTATGTTTATGGCCAGTACTAACAAGATTTATTGTGGTCACTCTAATTGGTCAACATACACAGAGTTTCCTTCGGTATCGTCGATTAGTTTGAACACTTGGTATAATGCAACTTTGACGTTTAGTAGTGCAGATGGTATGAAACTATATTTGAACGGGTCACTAGACGCAACATATACAGCAAATAAGAGTCAGCGTTCTGGTAATGGTGGAACAAATATAGCATGCTTTGGTGCTGGTGGTAATATGTTAGACGGTAGAATTTCTTTAGTCATGTGTTATAGTAGAGAACTAACAGCGGCTGAAGTGACGCAAAATTATAATAATTATAAATCTAGGTTTGGTTTATGAGTGATGTAGATAAAAATCTTGCTGACATTTTGAATACTGATTATGTTCCTGTAGTAAGTGAAAAATCAGATAAGCCTATTACAATTCATCAGGACGAATCACAAAACCCTGATGCGCATTATTCACGCGCAAATTATTATAATCTAATCGAAAAAGGCAACGAAGCTCTTGATGGTATTCTAGAAGTTGCTCGTGAATCACAGCATCCGCGCGCATATGAAGTTGCTGCAAATATGATCAAGAATCTCTCTGACGTTACAGAGAAACTCATGATTTTACAAAAGCAGCAAAAAGATCTCATACCAAAAGAGCAGCAAGCACAAACACAAAACATCAATGTAGATAAAGCAGTGTTTGTTGGTAGCACAGCGGAACTATTGAAGCAACTAAAGAATGAATCTGCCAAGTAGAATAAAGAATTATCTTGGTAATCCAAGACTAAAACGAGTCAATATGACGCTGAATCTGACTGAAGATCAAGTCAGAGAGTATGTCAAGTGCTCAGAAAGTCCAACATATTTTATTGAGAACTACGTCAAGGTCGTTATGCTTGACACTGGTTTTACTCAAATCAAACTATATCCATTTCAGAAAGAAGCCATTGATAAGTTCAATAAGAACCGCCAGATTATCGTAAAGGCAGGACGTCAGGTCGGTAAGACCACGATGGTTGTTGGCTATATTCTTTGGTATGTTCTATTCAATCAAGATAAAACCGTCGCGATTCTTGCAAACAAAGCCAGTACGTCAAGAGAAATTTTGAATCGTATCAAACTCGCCTATGAAGCACTACCGCTTTGGATTCAGCAGGGTGTCAAAACCTGGAACAAGGGTGATATTGAATTGGAAAACGGTTGTCGTATTCTTGCTAACTCAACGGCATCTAGCGCGATCCGTGGTTTCTCCATCTCGCTTCTATACCTTGACGAGTTTGCATTCGTCCCGACAAATATCGCTGATGAATTCTTCACGTCCGTTTATCCTACCATTTCTTCTGGTAAAGATTCTAAGATTCTAATTTCTTCGACACCAAACGGCATGAACCACTTTTATAAGATGTGGACTGATGCGGTCGAAGGGCACAACGGTTTCACTTATATCTCTGCAAACTGGCGTGAAGTTCCAGGTCGTGACCAAGCATGGGCTGATGAGCAATTCCGTGTTCTTGGCGATCAGAAGTTTATGCAGGAAATGGAATGCGAATTCCTCGGATCGTCAGGCACGTTGATCAGCGCTCGAGCTTTGCGCGCGATGTCGTTCATCAAACCGACGATAACCACTGGGATAGAGAATTTGAATATCTATGAAGAAGCGAAGCCAGATAAGATTTACTTCATAACTGTTGATACATCTCGCGGTAAGGGTTTAGACTACTCAGCCTTCACCGTTATTGATACAACTCAACTGCCATATAAAGTCGTTGCGACATATAAAGATAATGAGATTAGCCCACTTGTCTATCCTGCGGTTCTAAAACAAGTCGGTATGTATTACAACAATGCATATCAGCTGATCGAAACGAACGATAACGGTCAACAGATCGCCGATATCCTATTCGAAGATTACGAATACGAACATATTCTCTCGACGGTCGAGCACGGTAAGTCTAAACTCAATAAAAAACTTTTGGTCAACTTTGGTTATGGTCAAAAGAGCGGTCGCGGTGTCAAAACAACGAAATCAGTCAAACGATTGGGTTGCACTCTATTGAAAAATCTAATCGAAAGAGAGCAGCTAATTATTCAAGACTATGAGATTATCTCAGAACTCTCCACTTTCGTCAGTAATGGGGTGTCGTTCGAGGCTGAAGAGGGTAGCCACGACGATTTGGTAATGTGTTTGGTTCTTTTTTCTTGGCTCACGAGTCAAAAATTCTTTACAGACATGACGAATATCGATATTCGAAGAAAACTCAACGAAGAACACCTGAAAATGATCGAAGAAGAATCCATCGGCGATTCTATTTTAGCAGGTCATATAGATGTAGATAATGGATCTTCTGTTGCATTTGTTGAAGATGGAGCTGTTTGGTCGAGTGTGGAACGGTAAAAACCCCAAAATACTAAATAATCAGTAGATTTCTTATCCTCCAAGACAGGAGCAAAAACATGGCTTTTCAAGTATCACCAGGTGTGAATGTATCTGAAATTGATGCAACTACAGTTGTTCCAGCAGTTTCAACAGCCACTGGCGCTATTGGTGGCGCATTCCAGTGGGGTCCAATCGACGTCCTCCGTCAAGTTTCTTCTGAAGATGAACTTGTAGAAGTATATGGCAAACCAGACGCCACTACTTTCCTACCATTCTTCACCGCTGCAAACTTCCTTTCTTACAGCAACAGCCTATTCGTATCACGTGCTGATGCTGCAACGCTCAACTCTGCAGTTGCATTGAATGTTGATCCAGTCTCTTGCGCTGCAAACGTCAAGATGAAGAGTGAAGATCACTACTTCTCAACGTATCATAGCGCATCAAACACAGATATCGTTCTTGCTGCCCGCTATCCTGGTTCACGCGGTAACTCATTGAAGGTCGCCTTCATTGCAAACGCAAACGCTTCTGTGTTCGGTTCTGCTGCATACCGTGAGTTTTTCGATTCTCCTCCTGGAACTTCTACATGGGTTGCTGCTAATCACAACAGCCTAGCAAACGACGAAATGCACATTGCTGTCATCGACGAAGATGGATTGTTCTCAGGAACACCAAACACCGTCATCGAACGCTTTGCTTATGTCTCAAAGGCAACAAACGCCAAAGACGAATCTGGCAATAGCATTTATTGGAAGGATGTTCTCTATCGCAGCTCACGTTATGTTTATGGCTTCGGTCAAAATAACGAAACATGGGGCGTTGCTGCTAACTCAACTCATGCATTCGAAGGTGAGAATCTAACGATTTCTTTCGCTCGCGGTACAGATGGTACAGTGACGACTGGAAATGTTATGAACGCTTACAATCAGTTTGCTTCAACAGAAAACGTAGACATCTCTCTAGTAATGACAGGTGGTTATGGTGAAGCAGTTGCTGAGAAGGTAATTGATATTGTTAGCGCACGTCGCGACGCAGTAGGATTTATCTCACCAAGTTATGCAAACGTAACTGCTACTGATCCAGTAGCCGCAGTAGTCAACTACCGCGAGGCTCTACCATCAACATCATACGCTGTGATGGACAGCAACTGGAAGTATATGTACGACAAGTACAACGACACTTACCGTTGGGTTCCATGTAACGGTGACGTTGCTGGTCTCTGCGCTCGTACAGACCAAGAACGCGATCCATGGTTCTCACCAGCTGGATTCAATCGCGGTCAGTTGAAGAATGTCATCAAGTTGGCGTATAACCCAAGCCAAGCAAATCGTGACGAACTATACAAGAAGGGTGTAAACCCAATCGTATCGTTCCCAGGCGAAGGCGTGGTTCTATATGGTGACAAGACGTTGCTTGCTAAACCAAGCGCATTTGATCGCATCAATGTACGTCGCCTCTTTATCGTTCTAGAAAAGGCAATTGCAAGAGCAGCCAAGGCAAGTCTCTTTGAACTCAATGATGA